TCGAAGATCCGGAAATCACTGTTCCCGATCAGGACGGCCAGATACCATTTCGCCTTCCCGGTCACGGCTAAATAATGGATGCACTGGCAGTAATAGTTGGCCGGATATTCCCCGTTGCGGAAGCTCTTGGTGTTCAGCGCGGATGTGGTCTTGATTTCCAGACCGGCATCTTCTCCGACCACGAGCCGGTCCACGTTTGCGATTGCCCAGGGAAGCTCATCGTTCACGAGACTGAGATTGCAGCGGCGGACTGTCTTCCCGGTCTCCTCCTCGAATTTCTTGGCGACGAACTCTTCGAGATACGTGCCCACTTCCGTGGCCAGGTTCCCTTCAAACTCCGGCACCTGGCCGGTCTTCTCGGCCCATACCGCAAACGGGCTGCTGAAGGTGTTCATTCCTACGATCGCGGCCGCGTCGGATCCGCCGATGTAGTTTTTCCGGAGCGCCTTCCACTCCTCCCGGTTTTCTGTTTTGATGCGATTGATCATTTTTTCCTCCTACTCTTAATTGAATGTTCATACAGTTTTGTCAGTGCCATTGCCAATTGCACTGCGGTCATCTCGCCCAGAAGCCCACGCCGTTCCAGCCAGTGTCTGGATCGTCCGGTATACTCCATAATCTCTTTTGTACTCAGGACGTTCCTTCCGGAAACGTGCAGCAGGATCTGTTCGAGCTCAGGACGATAGGTTTCTGCTTCTCTTGACATGGTGTCTCCTCTATTGCTGTCAACGATTGTTGACATTCAGGTGAAAAAAATATCACTGAAGTCTACTCCCAGGGCTTCGGCCAGTTTCTTAAAGGTATCCACCTTGGCATTGAATTCCGGATCGGACTCGATCATGTGGATCGTCTGCCTGGATATCCCGGATAACTCGGCTAATTTACGCTGAGAGATGCCTTTATTTTTTCGCACCTCCTTCAATCTGTTCATGTATTCACCTCCCTTCTATTGAATCCCGACGTTCACGTTCAGCAGCACGTTCTTCAAACGGAAGATCGTATATGTTGAACTCTTCTGCTTCATCTTCTTCCAGCGCATCTTTCTCGACGTCGGCGAAGATGTTCGCTACCTCTTCCTGGATCTCGTGGAGATCGGCGTCTTCGGAGCACAGCCAGATGGCCAGCGCGACATCATAGAAACCGAATTCCTGATCCAGGACCATATAAAACAGGCGGTCATACTGCCTGTTGGTGCCGCAGGTGAAATACTGCTTCTCGTTGCAGAGCTGGTAAATGCGCTCTTTCATTTCATAAGGTCTCGTGCAGATCATTTTCATTTTCTCCTTTCAAGCACATAATCGAGATTCCAGACAAATTCATTCTCATCTGGCATCTCCCATCCTTTTTCCTCGCAGAAGGCGATCGCCTCTTCTTCAGTCAGGTCGTGGATAAAGTCATGCTTGACTCCTCCAGGGCTGACCAATATCACTTTGTACCTGAGCTCACTCATGAACGTTCCTCCTTAAATCCAAGGCCTTCGGCGATCTTCTCATATACGGCCTCAAATTCGGCCTCAGGGAGCTCGCGGATCGCCTTGTACTGATACATGAATTTATAGATGTCGCAGTCAGAGCCGGCGAGATTGCACCGGTCAAAGCAGCGCTGAATCGCGTTTTCGAGCTTCATCATGTCTTTCTCCTTTCTTTCCCCGGTGACGTGGCCCACCGGGGAAGGCCGTAGTTGTTTATGACCTGGCTATGCGGAAGAGATATCCTTTGTAGCACTCGTCGTTGTAGGTCAGCTCGGTCATTCTGAGATAATTATCGACGCTCGCGGTATATCCATTGAAGGAAACTCTGTTGGCCGTGATGTTGTAGTGGCCGTAATTCCCGTTCGGGAGACGGATGGTCGCCATGCTGAGCTCGTCGCCATAGTAGAAGTGCTCGATCTCGCAGTCTCCGAATAATTTCTCCGCGGCAGTGTTGAAGGTGGAAACCATTTTCTGGATCCCGGTGGCCTTGTATCCATTGTCTTTAATTGTGATTGTCATTTCTGTATCCTCCATTCTTTATCATGTAAACTATTGCTTACATACATAATATATCAAAGTCAACTATGCCTGTCAAGAATAATTTACAATTACGTCTTGAAATATTTTCTACGTGCTGTAAACTATACTTGGCAGAAAGGAGAATGAGTATATGACACTAGGAGAATACATCAAAGCATATCGAGAGATGCACGGATGGAGCCAGAGAGAATTTGCCAAGAAGGCAGGCCTCAGCAATACGTATATAAGCAATCTCGAAAAAGACCTCAGCAAAACCGGATCAGAGGCCACGCCTTCCTTCGAGACCTACAAAGCAATTGCTAAGGCTACCGGATGCACAGCGAAGGATCTGATCGATTTGCTCGACGATACCGTGGCGGAGATGCCGTCCTTTTCTCCGGAGGAGCAGAAGATGATCGCGCTGTTCCGGAAGGCATCAGGCCGTGACCGGCGTTTGATAATAGACATCTTGTCGGAATATGAGGAAGACTGATGGCCAGGAAGAAATCGAAGTACACCATCCGCTCCGATGGCCGGATCGTCAGGACGGAGATCATCGACGGGAAGCGGAAGTATTTCTATGGCCACTCGGATGAAGAGGTGGACCGGAAATATGAGGAATATATCCGGCCGAAGGTGAAGACTCTGGAGGACGTCGCGGATGCCTGGTGGGAGAAAAAAGAGCCGGAGCTTTCGGTCAATACCGTGAGAGGCTATTCTTGTGCGAAAAATCGCGTTGTGAGCGATTTTGGCCAGAGGGAGTGTAAAGACATCACCCCAAGAGAGATCGTTGCATGGCTCCAGAAATTCGCTGCCCAGGGATATTCTCAGAAGGTCATCAGCAATACGCGCTGCGTTTTCAAACTGATCCTGGATGAGGCATTCATCCAGGGAGAGATCGACAGCAATCCGGCTGTATCTCTTCCGTATGTCAAAGGCAAGCCTCGCGTGATGCGTCAGCCGGCCTCGGAGGAGGACCGGAAGAAGATAGAGAAATGCAGGAAGATCTTCCCGATGGGCGCCATGTTCTATTTCATGCTGATGACGGGATGCCGGAAGGGAGAGGCCGTCGCGCTGCAGCATAAGAACATAGACCGGAAAAAGAAAACAGCCCTGATCACTCAGAGCTGTGCATGGGATGGCCCAAAGCCGGTTATTAAGGAGCCAAAGACGGAGGCAGGGATCCGGACGGTCCTGCTGCCGGATAAACTGCTGAAGATCCTGCCGGACGGGAAACCGGAGGAGTATGTGTTCTTTCCGGCCGGCCTGCCGAACCGCGTGCCGCTGGATAAGATGATCGCGTCCTTCCGGGAGGAGAACGGGATCCAGGCGACTCCTCATCAGCTCCGGCACAGCTATGCCTCTATCCTCCACTCTGCCAGGATCGACGTCAAGGATGCTCAGGTCCTGCTCGGCCATAGTACCATAGCCATGACGCAGGACATCTACACCCATCTGGAGAACGATCACCTGGAGGACGTTCGGCGGCAGCTGAATGACTATCTTGGCTGACAACACTTTTGACAACATGAGATGGTAATTTTGGGTAATTCTGGGAAACTGTGGGAAGCTGGAAAACAGCCCGGAAACCATTGGAAAATAAAGAAAAACCCGGAGCCGCAATGACTCCGGGTCCTTTTTATTTTGGCGCAGAAGGAGGGATTTGAACCGTTTGCTTCTGCTGAGATTCCAATGGCTACAGCCATTCTGACAACATTTCTGACAACGATCAGGCCGGGAGCTGCTCTTCCGGGAGAGGCTCGACGGTATCTTCAAATACGTTATTGAATTCTCCGACGGCAGCTTCGATCAGCGCCTGTGCTTCAAGAGCGGAGATCTCGATACCGCGCTCAGCCAGCAGCGTCCTGACCATATCCAGGGCCTTAGAGAATTTCTCCGGACCGTGGAGGGTCTTGTAGATCTGCTCGACTGCCATGACTACGATTTTTGCGATCTCGCGCTTTTCCTTCGTGTCTGCGTATTTATTGTATGCCTTTGCGATGCCTTTGGCCAGAAGACCGGCAATGGCTGTGATCAGCGCATAGACGATCGCCGGGCCGTAGCTCAGGAAGAATGTGTTCCAGAATTCGTTCATATATGCCTCCTTACAGGAAATCGTTGTGTGTCAGGCGGTCCTGGTATACCCGTTTCAGGTTCCCGATGGCCAGGACTGCTTTGTTGTTCTCAAAAGCCGGATGTGTGTCGCAATATCTTTCGTAGACATCGATGCATTCCAGGATATCATCGAATGATTCTTCCGTATGTTGCACGCCTCTCCGGACCTCGTCGTTGAACCGCAGGATCTCTCTGCGAGCTTGCCGGATATCCTGTTCCCGGTCCTCATTGATATGGTTTTCCAGGATCGTTTTCAACTGATCTATTTCCGCCTTGATGGATTCAAGTCCACTCATCTTGTTGTCCTTCTTACTCCAGTGTCTATTCAGGATGGCAAGGATCACGGAGAAGAATCCGCTGCTCGCCAGGATGGCAAGCAATATCTGTAGCACAGTCATATATCAGCTCACCTCCGTTATTCAAGTAGATGCTTCCACGTTTCTTCTGCGCAGCCGTCTTCCTCGATACCGTTTGCCTTCTGGAAGGCCTGAAGCCCTGCCAGCGTCTGCGGGCCGAAATCACCGTCCGCTCCGGAGGATCCTACAGAGTATCCACGACTGTAGAGAAGTAGCTGCATCAATGCTACGTGCCAGCTGATGTTTCCAACCCGGAGGACCGGCATATCGATCTCGACGTAGCAGAACTCCTGCTGGTGATCATCTTCCGCTGGATCCGGATCCATTCCGTCCTCTTCGGAGTAGAGCTCCCAGCACGGCCTGCCGTATCCGGATATATACCAGGCTCCGATGGAATGCTGGCACTGCTGCACCATGCCGTTCACATTGCCTTCGACGGTGATCACGTCCGTGCCGGTCACGGCCACGACGATGCCTTCATGGTTGATGCCGTCTCCGTAATCGAAGAAGATCTTGTCGCCGATCTCCGGAGTGAGGAACCACCGGCCCATGTTCTTGAAATACTGTGCTGCATACACGCATCCGGCCCCGGCGGATCTGGCCGGCTCACAGAGGAGCTTCTGAGCCAGATCCTTTCCGAAGCAGTAAAAGAACCAAGCGTCACTGCTGACTGCACAGTAATCATAGCCCTGCTTCGGGCCGTTGTAGTATTCGACAGCATCCAGATCACGGGCAAATCTGGTATAGTTCCCGTTCCCGTCGTTCGGTGCCGTGAAATCGTCCAGGTTCTCCGGAGACAGCTTCTCGTGGTATCCGACGAAGGATAGGGCCATTGCCACTGGTTTATTCCTGTCGATCATGATTGTCCTCCCCGTAGATCCGCTTCCTGATCTCCTCTGCCGGCAGGCCTTCGATCGCATAGCTGTAGCGTTGCGGGATGACCTGCTCTTCTCGGATGCTCAGGTGATCAGCGATGATCTTCCGGACGTCTTTGGTATCGAGTGTGACCTGAGTTTTCACCCGTCATATACCTCGCCGGTGATCTCTTCGTACTCGTCTGCTGTGATCCAGCCCTTCTTCACAGCGTTCTTCACGGCCTTTTTCTTCCAGCGGCCGGAGTCATATTCGCCTTTTACGAATTCAAATTTCTGGGAATGTTCATTCATCTTCTTCGTCCTCCTCTCCTTCAGACGGATCTTCGATGTTGCCCATCATGATGTTGTACTCCTGCACGGATTTGAGCCGGGCAGTTTCTGCGCGGTTGTTCTCGTTAAGATGGCGTTCCAGAATGGTACCGCTAAGTCTTACTGCTTCCATTTTTCGTTTCTCCTTTGAATAAAGATTTTACGTATTTGTCCATCCTCTGTAGCAAAAGATAGGAATTGCCGAGTGATGCGTGAGCCTTCCAGGATGAATAGCATTCATTGAACTTTTCCATCGTCATTTCCCCGTGCTTTACTTTCTGAGCCATCCTGTAGAGTTTCTTCCGTTCATGCTTTACGTTCTTCGGATCGATGATCCTTACCACTTTGCCGGTGTTCGTAAGCCTGAATGTAAATCCAAGGACTTTGATCCCGTCGGTAAGAGGAAAGATCCTCGTTTTCTTCGGATGTAATTCCATTGAAATACTCTCCAGCTCTTCGGAGATAGCATGAAGGCATTCTTCCAGGAATGATTTATCGGGGCTTATGATGAAGAAATCGTCCATATAGCGAAGGTAGTATTTTGCCCGGAGTTTTTCTTTGATGACATGGTCCATAGGATCGAGCATTGATATGCCGAGGATCTGGACCATCTGTGATCCGGGTTCATACCCGACTTCATATGGATATTGCCTCTGCAGCCATTTCATGGAATTTTGGACGGTCTTATCATCCAGCCTGCGGGAAAAGCACTTTTCTGCTTCGTCGTGCCTCATGTTCCTGTAGTATCCGTGAACATCAGCCTGTAAAATCCATCCGGTATTACTGTTCCCGTTATTGATATAGTATCTGTGAAGGAATCGGTTTATCCTGTCCATTGCTTTTGTGGTCCCCTTGCCTTTCTGACAAGCCATATTGTCCCAAATAAAGCCGTTCGTCATGGCGGGATAGATGACATTGTCATTAAGACTTCGCTGCACGATCCTGTCACGGATGTGCGTCGAGGAGCACGGACGTACTTTTGGATAGGTCAGTGTAAATGTGTGCGGTTTTCTTGGAAGGTATTTGCCGGACTGTATTTCGTCTTCCAGTTTCAGGGTCTCTTCGATCCCGTGTACAACATACCTTGCGACAGATGCCTTCCAGAGCTTCCCGCAGCGGCATTTCCACATACTCTCATAAAGTGCGCTGAATTCAGTAGATTGTTCAAAAACTCCCATTGTGATAGTTTCCGCATGGTAATAGCGGTCAATACGCCAGATGACGCAGCCGCATCCATGAAGTGTTGTTCGGTCGTTTCCGGCCCCGGCATTCGGCTCCCTGTATCTTTATCTCTCTTGGTGTTCCGATACTATGTATCAGCCGTATAACCTGAGCGACACAGTCCGGGCAGCCCCTATTCGCGTTGTACGCGTTGTTGTTGTTGACGTTGCCGCTGTTGTTGACATTCCACGCATTGTTCGCGTTGCCTCTATTAGCGGAGCGCAGCCACGCGTTCACAGCAGATAGAGCATTTCAGCCTACAGCCGGTAAAGATCAGATATCCTTATATCTGTCTTTATCTTTTTCGTGCCAGCCATCTATGGCCTTACGCAGATCTCTTACTTTTCTGCCCCAATACTCGATCCTTTTAGTGCTCAGATGAAAGTGCTTCCGGCAAAGCTGTATATCCGCCAAAAGCAGAGTGCACATTGCCATCGCCTTTATCTGACTGTCGAGTCTTTCCTGCTTCCTCCACGGCTGCTTTTTCACGTTGATCTCGTTCGCCGAAAAAGTCAGGTGATAGATCTGCATCGCCTCTCTCCGGACCGTGTTTGTCAGGGAATCATCCCGGAAGACTATGACCTGCGTGAGCGAGCCGTCTTCCTTTTTCTTCTCCTGCACAGAGCAGTCCGGGAAGTATTTCATGTTCCCGGTGATCTGCAGCACATACTCTGCGAGATTCATTGCCCCGACCACCGGAGTAAAATCATTTGGCCGGTGCTGGTTTTCCGTTGCCATCTTTCAATTCCTCACTGTGCCCGCCCGCAAGTGTGCGGGCGGGATTATGAAGTTACACAGATTTTTTGATTTTACAGGCCGGGCAGCCCCTACACGCGTAGTACGCGGAGCCG